ATATTGCTAAGATATTCTCGGGACAAGTGGTTAATGCACCACAGCAAGGGGTAAATTCTCAACTTCGCCTACAGGTCCTTCAGCAGTACTTGCAAGGTACTCCCGAAGTGCCAGCGACCGATGTTCAAAATCGTATGCAAGAGGACGAAAACTTTGCAAAGAGGCTTCAGACATATGCGGGTCAGCTCGAACAAATGGAAGCACAGAATCGGAACGCACTAATTGGCCAGCTAGGTACTGCCCCCGGTAATGTACCTGGCACATCAGTGGCCGCTTAACAAAAATTATATGACATTAGGAGATGCAATAAATGGCCTCGGCGAACAGACCGAATGGCTAACAGTAAAATCATTTATCCTCGAACAACGGGATATGTGCTTAGTCGATTTTCAGGACTATACCCATGTTGATAATCCGCAAAAACTCGCCCGCCTTAGTGGTGAGATTGCTGGATTAACCCGAATAATTGAAAGTTTAGAAAATGCCGAAACTGACACCGCATCAACAATTTAAAAACGAACATCGAGCCATGCTCAATCGCTGGCTAGAAGAGAGCGACATTGAGGACCATGAGATGGCACAAATCGCCCTGACCGATGTTGAAGAGTGGATGGACGAGGAAGTTGTCGATTTTGAGTGCGACATGGACCTTGGCGAGTGAAACGGGACGGAAGTCTGTACGAGCAGATATTCTTCGCTGAAGCACTAAAGCACGGGCTTGAGGTTTTCCCCCCACTCGGCGATTACCTACCGGTCGACTGTTTAATTATGAATGCGGCTGGCCGAGTGTTTAAAGTTCAAATCAAAGGGACTGCTAAACCGTCAATCGAAGGTCGTGGCAAACCAAGGTACATAGTAACTACCTCGTTTGGGACGAGCAAAAAGACGACAATTGACTGCACGAAAGTCGACATTGTGGTGGCCTATCTATCGGACATTAATCTTTTTTATATCATCCCATGCATGGCCATTGATGGGGCTAAACGCATTGGCTTATACGCATTAAACGACCAATCAAAAGCGAAACACGAGAAATATCGGGAAGCCTGGGACTTATTTAAAATTCCCTGAAAATTTTTATTGGCCCCCTGTCATAATCGGAAGTGGCGAACCATTTCGGTACGCAGAAAACGCAAGAGTGCGAACTTCCCAAACGCAGAGAAAATATGGCAGATACAGAAATTAGCGAGGCTCCGGCTGATTCGGGAGCAGAAACAAACACGCAAAGCATCACGACTCTCGAAGAGTTGACGGCATCGTTCGTTGACAAAGTAGATACGAGTGAAGCGAAAGAGGAATCTGAAGTGGAAGCGGGTCCCGAGACCACAACCGCAGACGCAGAGACCGACCAGGATACAGATGTTCTTTTACAGTCTACCGAAACCGAGGAATCGGAGGAGGAAACGGAAGAGATAGCAGAAGAGGAGAAGTCAGAATCGGAAGAAGCTGAACCGCCCAAAGCTGTCGGCAAACTGCTTAAACAGGTTAATAAACTGACCGCCCGAGCAAAGTCAGCCGAAGAAACAGCCGAAGCATTACAAGCTCAAATCGAATCACTAAAGACAAGCCCTCAGAAGCAATCGGAACCGAGTCAGCCAGCTCTCGAAGAAGTCCAGGACTTTCAGTCTTTGGAAACTCTTCGGAAGGAAGCTTTAGCCGCCAAGCGATGGTCGCTCCAACACATCGGAAAAGATTATGTCGAAGTCGATGGGAAGGAATATGCCGATGAGGATATCAGAAATATTCTCACCCAAGCAGAAGATTATCTAACGGAGAAAATCCCCGAACGGGCACAATATCTCCAATCATCGGCACAGTGGCAACAGGATACGATCAATACTCATCCGTGGATTTCAGAAACAGTCGATACAGACCAAGCCGAAGAACGGAGATCCGTTTTAGGTCAGATCAAAAGTCAGTATGCAGACATTCTAAAATCCCTACCTAATGGTGATTTTGTAGCGGCAACACTCGTTCGAGGAGTGGAAGCAATTAAGCAAGATCAGGCGGCCAAGTCGGCCAAGCCTAAAGCCAAAAGGATAGCCAAAGCACCACCTCCAACTATGGGCGATTCAAGCCCCCCGGTACAAACCTCAGCCACTCGAAAGACTGCAAATAAACAAAAGATTTTGGAGCGTAAAGTCATCTCGGAAAACGATCTCGCCGCATTTCTTGCGGACTAAAAAAATTTAAAAATCTTAAAATAAGGAATTACTAAAATGTCTATTGCTACAAGTTACAATGTTACCAGCACTAAAGGTGCTAGAGAAAACCTCGAAAATGTATTAAAAACAGTTGAACCTACAGAGACACCTTTGTACTCGACTTTATCTCAATCCGCCGCACCTAAAGCGACTCTCAATGAGTGGCTCGTGGACTCACTTGCTAGTCCTGAAATCGGCGGTGTAATTGATGGGGTTGACCTCACAATTTCTGATGCTCAGAATCTTATCGACACAAGGGCGAGGCTCGGAAATCGAGTACAAACCTTGAGGGATATTTTTTCCGTCTCAAGGCAAGCGGAGATGGTAGATGTTGCTCCTGGCGGATCTTTGATGGCATCGAGCCGTGCAAAAAGTTTATTACAGTTAAAGCGCTCAATTGAGACAGCAATCGGATCAGGTAATGATCAGTCTGCTGGTACAAGTTCCGCTGGTGCTTTAATGTGTGGGCTTGGAATTTGGTCTGACCCGACTGCAACCGGCAACACTTTCGACACATCCTTAAAACAAGGTTTCCGTGCAGTAAGTGGTTCCCGTGTAAGTCTTGCAAGTTTGACTGAATCTGCATTCCGTGGATTACTTCAAGCTGTTTACACTGCCGCCGGTTCAAAAGGTACTTACAACCTTTTTGCTGGTCCAGCCGTGATGAACAAAATTACTGACTACACTCGTTCGACTACAGCTAATGGAAACTTTAGCTTTGATCAAGATGTTAGCGGCAAGACCCTTGTCAGAAGTGTGTTAACATATGTATCTGACTACTCTACTATAAATATTATACCGGACCTATTTTTAGGACGTGTAAATGGTTCTGCAAGTGGTACAGACACAGTTGAGGGTACAGTGAATACAGATCGCGCTTATCTCATCCCTGGTGATGACACAGTAAGTCTGAAATTCTTGGAGGGTATCACGATTCAGGATCTACCTGATAACGGTGCTGGAAAACGGGCTTTCTCTGAGACGATGCTTTCGTTGAGGGTCAGCAATCCACGCGCACTTGGAAGTATAGTTTAAGTTGGTTTATTTGGTGTTATTTTGGGAGGCCGGTTGGGTAGTGGCCGGCCTCCCTTTTCTTTTTTAAAATATGAGTCTTAATATCATAGTTAAAGGCGGGAAGAGAAGTGGAATGTCGGGCGAAGAGATGGCCCACTACTTATCGAAGAAAGTTGAACGGGATGCCGAGCGAGAAAAAGCTGGGTATGGTAAGCGAGCAATCGCCGCCCGAAAGAATGCTAAGAAACTTAGTGGAGGGAAAGACTTCCGCTTAGTATCTGCAATCGATGCGACTACCTTTCTAAGACATGAGATCCAAAACAAGGGCTGTATGTCTGATTCAGAATATCGCCGAGACTTCGCAAAATCGAACCCAGAAACGGTAATCGGCAGTTAACAATTAAAATTTAAAAATCATGGCAAATTACGCAACAGCAACCTACGCAAATTTAAAATCAAGATTCCAAGCTTTGGCTGGACTCGAGAGCTTACAAACAACGGACGCAAGCTTCCTTCGTGACCTCGTTAACCGCAGAGCTAGGCTCGCCCACGAAAGGTATCCTTGGCCTCAGTTTACAGTTATAGGTGAATCTATTGCCATTGTAACCAGCGATGCCAATCGTCTGAGAGTTTACGGCACATCGAAAAAAACGGCCAACGATGCAAATGTTGTTTTCCGTATTCATAAAGCAGATCCAGGTAGCACTCGTTACCCCGAAGAATATACCTATTACTCGGAACTAGATTCGGGCGGATTTCCTTCTGTAAAAATTATTGATCCGACTACTTTAAATGGTATTAATCTTTTTGTAACTTATCGAAAAGATCTTCGCTCAGAAATTAACAGCGGATCGGCAACTACTGGTTATTATGGTGACGAAAGCGGAGACGAATCCAATGTCCCAAATTTTCTTTTAGACTACCTCGTTCAGGGCAGTTACGCCGATTTCCTTCGCGGGGACGGGCAGACATCGAAAGCACAGCAAGAGGAGCAAAATGCTGAAGCGATATTGATGCAAGAAATCGATATGGTCCGCGAACAAGGCCGTCAGTTTAGAAACGATATCCTTCAGTACCAGATCGGAAGAGCACACGTCTGAACTCCAGTCACTGACCAATCTCGTATGCCGTCTTCTGCTTGAAAAAAAAAAAATAATGTACACTAATGCTACAACTCCAACTATATTTT